GCATGATCATAGACCTCATACTTCTCTGGGTCTATTTGACGCTCTATGGGATCGTAATTAGTATTACCAACTACGTAGTTAAATATATCAGCTTTCTCTATCTTGATACGCATCAAGAGCAGCGTAGCGATTCGATGGCTTTAGTCAAGCTTTTTCTGCTTCAATTTTTCAAAAGCTGGCTCATAGGCTTTAATTGCAGCCCTTAGATTTTTCTTTTTGTCAGGATCAGAAGTCCTTTTCAATGCGACCTTGGCTCTTTGTATCATCACAAGCATAGCTTGAACTTTGTGAGCATGTTTCCTATTTGAGTTTTTAATTTTTTTAATTGACTCAACAGCGGTCTTAGCATCCTTAAAACCTAATCCTTTGATTGTGCCTTTTGGATCTTCGTCTGTATATAAATCAGAGTGTTCAGACTTCGGCCTTTTAGTGCCGTCTTTTTTCTTTTCTGGTATTCTTTTCTCGTCCCCCTTAGATTTGTAAGCTCCTCCTCTTTTTTGACGCTTGCAATATTGCTTCTGACTAAATCCCTTTGGATTGTCACAGTCAATAGAGCGCTTTCTCTTAGCGCTCCACTTACTAGCCCTGATTTGCTCAGAGAAATCTAACTCCCATTCCATTACAGAATCCTAATTCTACTTCTAATCTTAGAAACATGACGCTTCTTTTCTAAAACAGAACCGCCCTCTCTACTCCCCGCACCATTAGTATTACCTTCTATGGTTGTCACATAGCCACTTGAATCAATATCTTTGACAGCTATGCCGATGTGAGAGAAACTAAACACAACTATATCACCAGCTTTGATGTCTTCGTTTGTTGGCTTTCTTAACTCAACACCATTGCCAGCTTGCTTCTTGGCCCAGTTTTCAAAGTCCCAAGCTCCAGCAGTTTGAGGTCTTTTAAATGCGACTGTCTCTCCATCTATGGCTTCTCTTACTAACCAACAAATGAAAGCAGCGCACCAAGGCCAGCCCTTATCTGGATCTAACCAAGTAGCAGCTTTATATTCATCTACTCTGGGACCACAGTTACTACCATCAACTTCTGATACCCCTATTTCTGCTCGGGCTAACTGAACCATCTTCTCTGCTATGCTACCAGTAGCATTAGCAGTCTCTTTTGTTGATAGTTTAGCTAGTATAGCGTTCCAAGTCACAGGACCATCAGCACCGTCAGCAGAAACACCAAGGAGTTTCTGGACTGCTTTTACAACTTCTTTTTTACCTCCAAAATTCATTATGCACACCTTCTACTTAATCCAGCACAAACACACATTACAAAACATAAAACAACAGTTAATATCATAAAATCTCTGTATTGCATTATGTCTTGGCTTAATTCTTCTGACCTTCCCTCATTGTAATACATTTTAGTATCCATAATATTATTTATGGCATCAATTGTTGGGTCAGTCATTTCATACATTAATGGTATAGATGCTTTTATTTTATCTAAATCATTATTTAGTCCCCACTTGATTAAATCATCTACGTAAGAACTTATCTTCTCTTCCTGTTTAAAAACAAAATCTGCGTATGGTATCTCATCTTCTGTGATGTCCTTCTTATATCCAACTAAATACTCGTTTTTATTTTGACGCTCTTCTTCAAGGATGTCAACCATTTCTCCTGTTGTTATCACGCCATGTGATGTTTTTATGACAGAATTAACAATTATAACTCCATACCAATCAAAACACATCCCTATCTCCATGATTGATGATTCAGACTGACGAGCATTATCTTTTAAGGTATTATTTATATTCTCTGTAAGAGTAAGACCTTTCCATGCGAAAGATAAACAAATAGCAGCCAGACAATAAACTATAAACTTAGGTCTCATCTTTTAATAAATTTTTCTGGATTCTTAGCGAACTTTTCCCCGAGTCGAACTATCCCAGAGATTATCTCTGGACTTACAACGCCAATAATACCATACGTAATTGCTTTAGTAAGTGAGGAAACGTCAGTTTGCTCTAAAACAAACCAAGCTATACCCGCAGCAATTGCTGCTGTCAGTATTCTTTTAAGCTGTTGTTTGATTGATAATTCATTATGGCCTGACAAAAGCCTCGCAAACATGGCAGCAGCACCAACCATCGGAACTAACCATCCTCCGTTAAGAAACTCCTTTATAATAGACTTTTCGGGTTCCATGTTTACTTATTTACACCTGATACAAAAAAAAGCCCCCTTTGCAGGGGGCTTAATTTTATTTTTTTTTAAATAGATTAGAAACTGTAAGTAAGTGCAGCTCCAACTACCCAATCTTTTTGCAAGGAATAAGCGGTCCCATCAGCATCATTATCGTTAAATGACAATTTAGCTGATACTACTGCATCATCTGTCAGCTGATAGTCAGCTGATACTCCTACTTCAATTGCATCGTAAGAGTCAGCGAAGTTTACAGCAATAAAAGGACTGACAGTGAGTCCCTCAACAGGAGTGGTCAATTCACGGGAAGCAGTAAGCTCAACGCCATATCCTGCATTTGATCCAAGCTCATGCCAGAGAGTAGCACCAACTTCAAACCAATCAAAACCGTAAGTAGCTCCGACCCCGACTTCCTCCCAGCCACCATAGCTAGAATCAATCTTTTGGAAGTAAACTTCTGTATCCAGAGTCACATTGAAAAGCGTCAATGGAACACCCCAAGCGATATTTACGTCTGCTTCGGTCTCGCCATCAGCCCTGTGAAGGTCGATTCCAACAGATGCAACCCCACCAGACAGAGGGGAGCCGAGTAAAATAGAGGCACTAGTAGAGTCATCTCTAATAGCCAGACCTCCGCTTGTAGAAGTATTACTATACGCAATACCAGCTTCGACAGAAACGCTATCTGCAAGAGTAGCGTGAGAACCTGCGTTGCAAATAGCAACGCCCAACATTGTGATAAGACTAATTAGTGTCTTCATTATTTACGTGTTTAGTTTAGTTATGAGAATTTGTCAAGGATTATTTGCCTCTAAAATAAATTTCTCGCTCTAGCCTTCGATAACGAGCATCGGAATGCCAAACTTCGTCAGTAAGAGGAGTATACGTGCCATCCTTAGTAAGCACAGGGTTATTCTTCTTCAGTCTTAGAGTAGAAGGCTGATAGATGTTCAAACTGTTTATTTTCGTAGTCGAGCTGCCTCCGCAAGATGTCAGCACGATCAGCGTCATTGCTATGACCAGTAGACCTAAGTTTTTCAATTTCATTTATAAGTTCAGCTTCGGTTTTTCTATGTTCTTTATGTAAATCATAATAAAACTTCTTGTTTTTTAAAGACAAGAATAATTCTAATGACTTAATAAGAGATTTAATTAGACTTAGCACGCGATCTTTTGTTACATGAGAAAACTTCTTTTTCTTCTCCACTTTCAGAAACTTCTTTAACTGAGCCTTGAACAGACTTAGCGCAATCAATCGCCCAGTCAAGGGCACCATTTAATTGATTACTGTAACAATGATGATACTGACCTTTTTGGTTGTATACCCTATATGAAACACAATTCATTTATTTATGAGGTTGGAATTCTAATGCTATTTTACCTACGTCTTTTTTGTCATCTGACAGGAATCCGTGTATTAAAACACGATCAACCAAGAAGTCAACACTTTTTTCATCAAAAAGATATTTTTTATCATCAAAGAATAATTCTCTTATTATTGTTCTTGGACCTTTCCTGACAAAGCCCATCTCTGATTTTTTGCCCATCAGATGCTCTGTGGTTTTATTAGTGCCTACCACTTTAAATACTACACTCATACGATTTCTTTTACACCAAACTAATGTTTTTTCTTTGTCTTCTAGGAATATAACTCGTTTTTGAAATATTTCAATCCATTTTTTAAATGGCTCTACATTGTGTATACGCGCTATTTCACCCCTAGTATAGTTTTTATTGTATTTTTTTTGTAATGAATCAAGTAATTGATAGGCTCCTAACCCAAACTTTTTACTAGAAAAGCCAGATTTGTTACTCATAGCGAAAGCAAAATGTAAATGTATGTTTATTTCTTCTACAGATACAAAGTAATAGGCTATTGGCCCCTCAACCTCTTTTAAGGAGTAGATGCTACAATCACAAAGATCTGTAAAAGCCCTTTTTATTTTTTTATTTCTTAACTTGGGGGATTTAAGACTGCAAAAACTATAAGGTTTCGACCTGATGCAATAATCAAAAAAATCTGGCCAAACCAAACCACAGTCTTTTATCTGTGTAATTTTCACTTCTTTATAATATTATATTGTAATAAAGTGTAAAGTAAAATATGGCGGGAGAAGGCAAAAATAAGGTGGCACAGAGTCTTTTAGACTTACAACCAACAGCTATATTAGAATTTTTTATATTTATCCCAGATGCGATAAATGACCCAACTACTGATTTCGCTTTTCACGGGGGCACTATTTATGATAAAGCGTTAACTTGGCAAGGTAGAAAATATGAGCCTATTGCCGTAGAAACTGATGGATTTGACTTATTAGCTGACGGACAATTAGCTAGACCTAAAATAAAAGTAACAAATCATAACAATGTTGTTACTAATTTGCTACAAAATCATAAAGATTTCATCAATGGTAAATTAATTAGGAAAAGAGTATCTGTAAAATTTTTAGATGATGTCAATTTCGACGGTGGGAATCCTTTTGGTGTGGCAGATCCTACTGCTGAACTTACTTCTCAAGTTTGGATAGTAGGCCGAAAAACACAAGAATCTAAGTTATTTGTAGAGTTTGAATTGAACTCTCCTTTGGATTTAGAAAATTTTACGGTAAACAGTAGAGGTGTAGTAGCAAAGTTTTGTTATTGGCAATACAGAGGCGAGGGTTGTAGGTATGAGGGTTTCCCCATCGAAAAAGAAGATGGATCTAATTTCCAAAATGTAGATGGTGACGCTATAGTTCCGAGCGTTAGGTCAAGTTATACTAGCCCCCTCTCTCCAGTAAATTTTTACAATGATCCAGATGCAGAGTGGTCATCAACTAGATCATATGTGGCAGGTGATATAGTTTACGTCATAAGTCCAACTATTGCAGTTGCAGATCAATATGGTTCAAATCCCAAAAATTTAAAAACCGTATATGTATGCGCGAGTGGTAATTCTGGTCAATCGCCTGAAGGAAATCCTAGTTTTTGGCAAAAAGATGGATGCACTAAAAAATTTGCAGCTTGTCAAAAAAGGTTCAATGAATTTAATGAATTATCTTTTATTAGAGGGCAAAACTTTGTCTCAGGATTTAGCGGCGTAAAATTTTCAGGAGCTGCAAGCAGTGATGATTATGTTGGCCCAATAAACTCAGGATTATTTCATACTACGGAGCCAAAGATAACTGGAGCCATGACTGGCGACTTTACTATAATAGGTTGGGCTAGTATGACTCAAAATAGTCCCCTTGGAGCTGGTTTATTTAGCACCACAAAACGAGATGGCGATTCTTGGCCAGCATCTAAATACATAAATATTTTAGGTGGAACTAGTGATCCAAATGATAGAGAAATAAATCTCTATTTTCAAGGCACAAAGATGCATAGAACTCAGCAGGGAGTTCGATTTATTAATTCAAACGGAACTTTAGGAGGGTATGTAAACACATATAATACAGATAAAATTGCAACCATGCAGGGTGCCGCAGGTAGCAATAATGAATGGAATAGATATGTTATATCGCACACAACTGGAACAGATCAAGTAAGAGATGAAGTAGAAGCCACACCCTCTGTGCCAGCAGACCAAGCCGCCAGAAATAAATCTAGCAGTTTATCACTAAAAGTTAATCTGAATGGCTCAGATTTAATAAATGTTGTCAGTCATGATTTACAAAATGGTAACTTTGCTAGATTAGACAAGGCAGACAATAGACCTTTGAGTGCAGGTAGAACTTTATTAGCACGTAGCCAACCAGCTGGATTCACTGATAGCAGAGCTTTACCTGAAACATTTAGGTTAGGAGCAGTAGAGCAATACTTTGGTATCAGTGGTTATGAAACGGGAGCCGATGGTTACATTTCAACAATGAATGGTTGCATCGGCCCTTGGGCTATTTGGAGCAGAACTTTATCTGACACTGAAATAGACTATTTATATAAAACAATTAGGACGCCTAATCAAGTTTTGGTTTCAAACAATTTTGATAAAGCACCACGAAATTATTACGAATGCACTGGACGATATTCAGCTATAACTGGGGATGGTTTAGTAGCGTGGTGGGACGGCTCGACTGGTGATTCCAGCATAAATAATGGTTTACTAGATATTCATGGATTAGCTACTGGAACAGCTGGTTTCGGACTACACTTAACTGGTAGTGGACAGTTCTCTGGTTTTTCAGAAAGTTACAAAGAAGCCCCTACCACATTAGTGAAAAACTTTACACCTAAATACCCTAGATTTGGTGGATTTCCAGGAACTGATGGATTTAGCTATGGAAGAGACACCAATATTTATTAATGGCGAAAGATCTGCATTGCAGAAAATAAAAGAAATCGCTCATAAAAATTTCACTAAAGAAATTTGTGGATTCTTGGGCTTCGACAAGAAGCAGGACAAGTATGTTGTCAAGCTAGAGCGTAACATATCAGAAGACCCAGCTAATTACTTCATGATTAATCCTTTAAGTTACTTAATATTTAAAGAGGATTATGAAATGATAGCTGTATTTCATAGCCATATATTAGGAGACGAGCAAGAGTCTGAGTTTGATGTTAAGATGGCTAATACCTGCTGCCAGCATTTTTTGATATACAGCCTTAACACAAAAAAAATAAATATTTATACGCCTAAATCAGTGGAAGCAGATGTAAATATAGTGGAAAGGATTAAGGCTGCGATATGACGATTGTAAATCTACACGGAATTTTAGGACAAGAATATGGTAAGACATTTAAATTAAATTTAAATAATCCTAGACATGTCTTAGAGGCTATTGATTGCAATAGGACTGGATTTTTAAGAAGAGTGATAGATTTATATAAAGAGGGTTTAGGATACGAGATAATAGTGGACAGAAAAAAATTATCACAACCCTCTGATGTAGACAACATACGAGACGCTCGAACTATTGATTTAGTCCCAATTATAACTGGTTCTACTGGACTTGAAGCTTTTGTTTTAGCTGGATTAAAAAAGGCTTTCTTCGCCATAGTATTTGCCACGATTCAATATGCGTTGACACCTAAACCAGATGTAGATTCTTTAGAAATAGAAGCTGACGCTAATAAATCTTCACTTGTTTTTAGTAATAGAGTCAACATAGCAAGTCAGGGATCACCAGTGCCTGTGGGTTATGGTCGCTTAAAAGTAGGGACACAAGTTATACAAGCCACTATAAAATCTTATCCTCAATACAGTGATCCTAACTATGTCTTAACTGATGGTAGAGATGTAAGTGATTTAGCTGTTCAAACTAATGTAAGAGAGGGTAGCAACATATTTTTAAATCCAACTAATTTTGTTCCATCATGAGCCATATACTAAAAAAGATAAGCGTGGCTGGCGCTGGAAAGGGCGGGAACCAACCTAAACCACCTATTTATAAACCACCAGAACTTGGAGAACTTCAATATGGAGCTTCTCACAGTTTCTCTGAAGTTGTAGATTTAATAAGTGATGGTCCAATTGAAGGTTTAGTAGATAAAGATGGTCACATCTTGCAAGGTCTACGAATTTTACAAGGCATATATTTAGATGATACTCCAGTAGCTGTTTCAAATAGACCTGCAAGTGATGTTCAAATAACTCAACGAGAGATTGATGCCGCTAATCTTTTAAATGCTGTATTAGAGGGTAGTATTTCTGCAACAAATAGAGGATCTACGAACTTACGTAGGTTTTTTAAAGAACTTTCTGTTGCTGATCAAAGGTCAAATAGTGCCAAAGTAACTAGTTTACTTGGTGGTCGTGAAGAGGACGCTAGAGAGGATGTGGTATGGCCTAACTGCCCCATGTATTTCAGAATACGACAGAAGGATGTAGAGTTTTTAGAGCACAATGGTGATATTAGTGCTATTAGTGATGAATTCGGCGCTCTTGACCCTCTCTCTTTCAGAGCGTTTATAAGAAACTTAGAGGATTCAAAAACATTTGAGTTCTTCCAAGATGGAACAAAAGTCACTGGTTTAAGTGCAACTAATGCAGAGACTATCAGCACAGGATCTCCTAGAAGTATATTTTACTTAGATCAAGCAACTACAGCTGCCGCTAGAGTCATGATATCATTATATAGCGGTGAGACCTATGCAGCAAATATCGAAGGCACATCTGCCCAAGGCAGAACTTTTACGCAGGGTGAGAACCAAGATTTTTTTCCTGATTCAATAACTGAGATACAAGATTTCATACAAACAGAGCTAGATGAAATATTAGAGTTGTTTAGTAACAACAATAGTGATGATGGCAATAACATACAAAAACGAATAGCTCTAAATGCCTTAAGTAATTTAGGTTGGAATGAAAACAGTGGAGCAATAGATTCAACTTTACTACAAAACAAATTAATTGAGGGCGAGTCAGATGTGGTCAATCCTTGTATGGTTGTTGTTGTAAAAGTTGATGAAATTAATAGCGATTTAAATTTAGACATCTCAGCAGGAACTACCGAAGACGGTGACACTATAATACAACCAATGATAACTAGGCCATTCGGCACTACTAGAGATTATGGCATTCAAACACAATTAGAAGAATTAGGAGTTAAATATATTGATGTCACTTGTCCCACTATAAGTAGAGATGGTGTTTTACAAGGGGAAATGAAGGGATTTGTAATACTTAAAATACCTTTTAAGGTCGCTCAAAATGTTCTTACTCTTGAGAATTTCTTACAACAACAATTTAATAGAGTTAGCCATTCTGATTTTAGCATGGCAGCGATTGAGAGTAGGACCGAACTAAATTTATACCTCAACGACATCATATCGAAAGGTATGACATACTTTGTTGATTCTAGAATACTAAATATTATATCGGATATTGAGTCATTTAAGTATTCAAAAACATTAATACCACGCACCTTATCAGATAATTATTCAACCTCTGATTTAAAATTTAATTATTCTAATGTTTTAGCCGAATTTAGAAAAGGCACTGAATATCAAGAGCCTTTAAGTTATTTTAATAATGTTTTCATTGATCATGTTTATGGAAGGCAATTATTTGGGCCATTCTTGGCTGATAAAATAGCTGAAGGAGACCTTGGTAAACCAGAGAGAGATGTAACTGGGCCAGACAATGCTCAAAAATTCGCCCCTCAAAGGATAACCATGAATAGAGAGCTGCTTACTAGAGATAATGTTCTAGAAAAAAATGCTCAAGGTTATAACTTAGCAGTTACTGAGGATGGCTTACCTATAGATGAGGGTAGTGATGATAAAAGAACTAACGCTAGAAGGCAATTTGTTGGTTACTCTGAATGGGCCAACAGATCTTTAACTAATTGGAATGAAGATGCAGTGCCAGTTTTGCATACTGTATATAATCCTAATGTAACAAAAGCGTTCATAACATTAAATGTTACCGCTCTGAGTGACACTCTTTTATTTAAAGTTAATCCTGATGAAGCAGAAACCGATTTAGATACTGCGTCTAAATTTCCTGCGGTGCTAAATATAAAAGTAGAAACAGGTAGTTTAGGATTAACAACAGACGGCAAAGAGGGTGTAGAGACACCTTTTAAAACTTATATATATAGAATTGTAGCATTGATCGAAGGACAAACAGTTATAGATATTGGTAATCCTGATTATAGAGGTAACAATTTTGCAGGAGAGAGCCGAGAAATAGTTGTTAACTTAGCAGGAGGAGACGAGAATTTAAATGCAGGTTTTGAATTGCCCCCTACAGTCACCACTAAACAGCAAATATTAAGCGCAGATGGAGAAACAGGCATAGAGGCTGGCACCATAGACTCTGATAGCACTGAAAAAAGATATGTTAAAGTTACAAAATTATCTTTTGAAACAAATTCTGTTTTACTTAATAAATCTGTGAGTCTGGACAAAGTAACAGAAATAATACCGACTCCACTTCCATACCCATTCTCTGCCATAATAGGAACTAAATTAGATTCTAAATCTTTTTCTGCTATACCTAGAAGAACATTTGATTGTAAATTAAAGAAAGTAAAAATACCCAGTAATTATACACCAGTAAGAATTGATGGCATAGATAAAAGATACTATAACAATCAAGAATTATTTGATGCAACACCAAGAGAAAATAAATTAGTTTATGAAGGTGACTGGGATGGAACATTTAAAGATGGATTACATTGGACTGATAATCCAGCTTGGATACTTTATGATTTACTAACAAATTATAGATATGGTATGGGGTCTCATATTGATATTAGCACCATCAATATTTGGGAGCTTTATAAGATTGGAAGATTTTGTGACGCCGTAGATGATCAAGGCTTTTTCCTTGGAGTCACAGATGGTAGAGGCGGTAAAGAACCAAGGTTCTCTTGCAATATAGTTTTCGATCAAGGGCAAAAAATATTTGACGCTATAAATACAGTAGCAGGACTATTTAGAGGTAGGGTATTCTTTAGCGACTCAAATATAAATTTCTCTGATGATAGACCTAAGAATCCGACCAACTTATTTACGAACGAGAACGTAAAAGATGGTTTATTTTTCTATTCTAATAACAGGAGAGATGAGCAGTTCAACACTATAGAGGTTGCTTACAATGATAGGTTTGATAATTTTGTTCCTAAAATAGAGGTTGTAGAGGACGAGGATAATATAAAAGAGAAAGGTATTTTTAAGAAGAGAATAGAGGGGGTCGGTATAACTTCAAGAGCTATGGCTCGTAGAGTAGCGCAGCATCAAATATTCTCTAAAATAAAAGAAAACCAACAAGTCGCATTTACAGCAGGACTAGAAAGCCTGTTATGTAAACCTGGAGATTTAATCTTAGTGGAGGATGAATTAAAAACCAATAAATCTAACTTTGGTAAAGTTTTAGATGTAGATACTGTTAATCAAACAGTTAGAGTAACTAATACTTTTGTTGATGCCACTATGAATGGTGTCTTAACAGTCATGAATCCGACTGGTGATGATTCACCAAGAGATATACAAACTGGTTTCGCTGGTTTAAATAGACAGCGTTATACTGAAATAAAAATAACTGGATCTGATGTTTCGGTCCCTTGGAGCAGATACACTGGTGTATATAATTTTTCAGGATATAAAGATGGCTACTTTGAAGCTTCTGGCCAAGGACCAGCTGTAACAGATACAAGATATCAAAACTACGCATTGTATACAGGATTGCCTGAAAGTGGCACTGTTTTATATTTTGAAACAGGTGTCACTGGTTGGGTATTTGCTTCTGGAACTGGGGAAAACAATAAAAGCGCTTTTGATTTAGCATCTGGAGATTTCATATCAGAACTAACTGGAGATCAAACTTTAGCCGCAGTTGGAACAGGTAAAATAGTAGAGCTTGATTTAACCCAAGCTGATAAACGTAGCACAAATGCCGCTAAACAGTATGGATTTAGTGGATTTGACCCATTAGGTTACATAGGTCAAACCCGTGGTGTATTTATATCAGAATTAGATAATACAAACGCAGAGCAGTTGACTAAGTTAACTATCACAGGAGACATTCTAAGCGGACCTGTAGAAATGGAATCAAAAGGATTCAATCACTATGGTAGTGTTTTGTCTGGTTTTGATAGGCCAGAAATTTTACAATTTATTAAGTTAGGTAGTGTCGCGAAAGTTGACATAAAAGATGCAGATCCTTTCATATATAAAGTGATCTCGATGCAAGAAGAAAACTTAAATGAATATTTAGTGACAGCCACAAAGTTCGATACTGGTAAGTATGAACTTATTGAAGATAATATAAGCATCGAAAGACTAGCTAATACATTTAGCTATCAAGGATCACAAACAATAGGAGGTATAACATATGAGACATTACCTGCACCTTCTCTATATACTGTTTTGTCAGGTGTGCCTGACATTACAAATAAAACATTTTCTATAACTGGTGGATGGAGTGCCGTGACAAATGCTACTGGTTATAATGTAAGATTAAAACAACCGAATGGAACTACAATATCAATAACTGAACCCGACACTAGCACTGGATTACAATTTAACGGATTAAACCAAGTCGGTCCATTTAGATATAGTGTAAATGCTTTGGGGGACAAGGTGGACACAAATCCAAGATTTTTCGATTCTCAATATGACACATCAGGAGTTTTTGTTCTTTACGAAGACTTACTGACATTTAGCAAATCATTCATAGACTCTATACAAATATTATAATGAGCCAACCATCAGGGAAATACGAAATTTTAAGAGTAAGCAAGGACGAAGGTGCTATCATCTATGGTTCTGGTGCTTATTTTTACGCTACTGGCGCAACTGGTGTTGGAGGAGTTCATAGGAGCGCTGCTACCTCTAATAATTGGAATAATGTAAGATTCCTGCATGTAGCATCAAAAGTAGATAACTTGCCTACATCTTTGGTGCCAGCATCGCAAGAATTTGTAGCCTCTACAGGAACTATTCTAGGTGGCTCGACACCAATAGGTGATATTCGTGGTGAAGGCACGGGTTTTATCGGAGTCGGTGATAACACGACTCTAATACAAAAAAATACTGTATATAGTGGTGCTTTATACGCAATTTATGAAGGCGCTGGAGCCACAAGGTTGACAGGTAAAATAGGTATCGGAACTACTTCAGCTGACATCGCTACAAGTGGTTACTACGAGGGAACATTTAAAACAAAAGATATTCATGAATTTGAGACTGTTTTTCTCGCAAATACTGGAGACCTAACAAAATTCACCACTGGTAGTGGTGTTTACCGAAACGAAACTTATTCATCTACACGGCAAATAACAAATAGAGATGGAAAAGTATTAAGATCATCAGCAGAGATAGCTGCTGATCCATTTATTAGCGGACAAAGAATAAGTATACTAAATAGAGATGGTAGTGTTGCTTTTTCTAATTATAAAGATAACTATCTCTCTACATTATTTTCTTTTAATAGATCAGATAATGAAGATGTTTTTGGTATTCATGAGAGAAATTTTGGAGTAAGGACAGAGGTTGTCGATCAGGGTGGTGCAGTTCATACCACTGATTTCTTTGCTTTCGCTAATTCTCTTAGTTTGGAGGCAATTGTAACTCAAGCATCTGGGGTTTCTAGAAGAGACGAGTCAACTGGCAACATATCTATAAACACTGGCAGCATAACCAATGCTTCAGACAGAGAGGAGGCTATAAAAGGATTTAGTAACCAGATAATTAATAATTCGGGTGTTACTGGTTTTATTAGTTTTGATTTCTTCTTTGATCAATCAGCTAGTTTTACTAACTATGATACCATAAGTGTTTACGTGTCTAATACAGGCACTGGTTTTAATTTAAGTCGAAGTAATTTTTTAGGAGATTATGAATTAACTCAAACTCAGGGTCACAGACTAGAACTTTTCCCAAATGATTTTGGCGGTTTCCAAGAAGGTAATTTAGATTTAAATCAAGATCTATTTTTTAAATTTAAAACTCGTAGTAATGTAGCTGCTGGTAATGAAGTATTCTCTATTGGTCCTTACAGGTTAGATGCCGCACCACAAGGCAAAGAGGTTTTCTTAGGAAACGCTGGTGAGCAAAGTTTATTTGGAGATCTCGCTCTCAGAGATAGCGGTATATCTGGCACTGGTCAGGCTATAGTTGAGCTAAATCAAAAACCAAATGGTGCTGGTGGAGGAGTTGGCACTATTAGCATTTATGATGACACAGGAGACTCTTCTATTAAATTCAGTAGTGATACTGGAGTAGATAGTTTTGTCAGCGGCAATATAGGAATAGGAACCACAGTTGTTCCTGCCGACACGACATTTAGTGTTGTCGGGATAGGATCTACTAAACCAAGTTTTACAGTAAGAGCTGGAGTTGGCACAACGGCAGGTTTTGTTGGGATTGGTTCTACTAATCCACAGTTTAATCTTGATGCATCTGATATACCTAAAGCAAATATCGCAGCAGCAAGAAGTAAAATTAATTCAACTGGATCAGCCATCATGGGTGGCGCAGATCATCAGATAAGTGGTGATTTTAATATGATAGCAGGTGGTGCTTTCAATAACGTCTCTGGTAACAACTTTTCATTTATTGGTGGTGGATCTGGTATTGATATCACGGGTAGTGAATTTTCTACGAGTGTAGGTGGATTTAATAATGATATATTTTTAGGATCTGGTCACTTTATTGGTGGTGGCCATAATAATATGATTAGTGGTGTAGATGACGTATCTGTCATTGCTGGAGGTAAAGAAAATAAAATATTTGGTGGAAACAAAAACTTTGTAGGTGCAGGTGCTACTAATGTTATAACAGGAAATTCTAATGATGGCATCATAATTGGTGGAACTAATAATAAGATAAATTCATGTGATGCATCTACGATAGGAGGTGGTTTACAAAATACAATTGATAATTCTAATGTCGCTTTTTGTGTAGGAGGAACTCATACTATTGGTCCGAACGCTGGCTTCTCAGCAATCTTAGGTGGTGGTGGTAATATAAT